CTGGTACCATGGTAACTGAGAAATTTGGAATAGACTTTAGAGTCGTGGAGGAAGCCCACGAGAAAAGTCCGGTACACTTCTTGCAGGAGCAAGAAGGTGTGCAGCCTGTTGGACAGGTTTATGGACAACATGCAATTGGAATGAGACATTTCAATTCCAATGTTCGTACATCACCAATTTCATCATTAGTGGAAGAGGTAATGGGTTTGCCAAATAAACATGGAAAGCCCAAAAGTATGAATTCGTGGAAACATTGGCAAAGAGATTTAGATCAAATGTCACAACCACGAGGTATGTTTCGTCCAAAACAGATGATGCAGGCACGCAGAGACATGAAAGAAATGGTCTCTGATATTTTGTCAGAACAACCTGATTTGGCAAAATTAATCCATCCTTACAGTTTAGATGCTGTATTGGCTGGAGTTGATGGAGTTAATTCCGTGGACAGAGTAGATTTATCTACATCCATGGGTTGGCCCATCAATAAACAGAAGAAGAACTTTATTTCAGAAAGTGATCGCAAGGTGAAAGGCATTTCATGCCCACTTGATGTTGATCCCATGTTCGTTGAAGAAATGGAAAGAATGGAAAAAGTTTTGGCTTCTGGACATAGGGTTCATACAATCTTTCGAGCCAATTTGAAAGATGAGCCCACAAAGCTAACTAAAGATAAAGTGCGCGTTTTCGCAGGAAGTGAATTTACATTTTCATGCGTTGTGCGTAAATATTTTCTTTCACTTATTCGAGTGATTCAAAAGAACTGGTTGAAATTTGAATGCGCTGTAGGTGTTGTTGCACAATCTGATGATTGGACAAAGTTAGCTAATCACCTAATTAAATTCGGAGATAAACGAATGGTTGCAGGTGATTACAAGGCGTACGACAAACGTGCGTCCCCAGAGATTATGATGGCAGGATTTGATATTATGGTTTACATGGCAAAACTTGCCGGGTATTCCGAAGAACAATTGTGCATCATGCGCGGAGTTGCTACTGAAATTTGTTATCCAATTTATGAATATAATGGAGTATACGTTAATGTTTTAGGATCAAATCCCTCTGGACACCCTCTCACAGTTATTATCAACAATCTTTCAAATAGTTTGTACATGCGTTATGCGTATTATGTACTACACGAAAATGAAGTTGTTCCACCTTTTCACAAAGTGATTTCACTTATGTGTTACGGTGATGATAATGCTATGGGAGTGCATGAAGATGAACAAAAGTTTAATCATACTTCTGTTTCTGAGATTCTTGGAGCTGTTGGTATTACGTATACTATGGCAGATAAGGAAGCAGAATCAGTGCCATTTATCCCTTTCTCGGAAGTGAACTTCTTGAAAAGAGGATTTAGATGGGACGATGAACTTCAAAATTGGATTGCGCCTATTGAAGAGCTTTCTATTCAGAAATCTCTTCATAATCAGATGAGGACAAAAGGTTCAGTAACTTTACCTGAACAAATTGCAGCAGATTCTTTATTTAATGCTAATGCAGAGTATTGGAGACATGGGAAAGAAGTTTTCGATGTTCGTCATGCTCAATTGCAATACATTTTGGAAGTTGCTGATCTAAAACCCTTCACTGGTGATCTACCAGATCATGCTGAATTGGTTCAAAAGTACCGTGGGATGAAAACCCGCAAGAGTATTTTTGATGAGCCAAGCACAGCAAGATTTGAATAGATTTGTTCCGCCTGCACCGGCGTAAAATGTGCACCTCACCGCCTGCACCGGCGTTAAACGTGCAGCCCAGTTTCAAATCTGGGCGATAACAAAGCAAAATTGAGGAATGGTATTGGATACCATGTGTATCAGTAGATGTACTTTACTATTGAACGCATAGGCTTGCTATTTCAACACACCGTTCGCGGTACTCCTATTTAGGAGGGTTTCGTGTACCACAAATATAGTACACCGGCGCGCAATATTGGCCTAGAGCGTAGCTGTTAAATAAATAAGGTCAGGTAATTGTATAAAAGAAGAACAAACCACAACAATAACTAGTATAACAACCGAGCGAAATTCTTGGTTAGAGTCGGATGACTCGCTGTTGGACTGTCAAGCAGAAGTTTCAAAATTTAATGTGAAAATTAACAAGACACCAACAATAGAGAAACAAGAAATTCTTTCTTTCAAAGATCAAAATGCGGCTTACACATATGCT